TAGGTGGAACAGCTGGTGATAGTTACACAATTATTCTTGAGTTGAGCAAGTCCTAATGGCCCAAGAAGTCATTGTTCAAGCACTTGATGCTGCAGGAAATGCCGACATTGAGGGCGGACTTTATTGGAGGGAGCTGTTTTAATGGCTTCTTCTGGCACTACGTCGTTTGCGCTTCAAATAGATGATGTTATTGAAGAGGCATATGATCGTTGTGGTATTGAATCCCGTTCTGGTTATGATTTAAAGACTGCTCGTAGGAGTTTAAACCTTCTTCTGCAGAATTTACAGAACGAGCATCCTGCGTTGTGGAAAACAATTCCTACTTCACAAGCATTAGTCAAAGGAACTACGTCATACACATTAGACGCTAAAATTCTTGATATGGGGAACGTGGTAATTAGAAGAAACGGCGTAGACACCCAAATATCTAGACTGAGCCGTGATGAATACCAAAGTCGCCCAAATAAATCATCAGAGGGAAGGCCAACTCAATATTATTTTGAGAAGTTGACTACTCCTAAATTGTATGTGTACCCAGCGCCTGAAAATTCCACAGACACGATTGAATTTTACGCTGTAGAGCGCATTGAAGACGTGGGCAATTATGACAACACAATGGATGTCCCATCAAATGCTGTTGAGATGGTGACTAGCGGGCTTGCATATAAAATATCTGTGAAAAGGTCGCCCGAAAGAGTTCAGTTCCTGAAGTCAATTTATGACGAGGAGAAACTTCGATTCGAGCAAGAGGATTCGGAAGGAGTCAGTACACGATTATTGCCAGGAGTGGCCCATGTCTAAATTCACTAGAGGAAGATATTCTTGGGGGATTTGTGATAGATGTGGTGACAAGGTCAAATTCACTGAACTTAAAAAAGAAGAACACACTGGACTTAAAGTGTGTGACGGATGTTTGGACCCTAAAACTAAATTAGAGTATCCCAGTAATACTCCTTTTGACCCCGAATCGTTGTATGACCCCCGTCCAGATGGCGACAAAGAGGCAAGTATTGGTCGAGTTGTAGCAGAGGATAATACATCAGGTGGAACCCCAATCGGGAAGATGTTTGACCCTAATAAAACAACAATTAGTGTTGGCACAGTAACAGTGAGCATAACATGACATACGCAGAACTTAGCCAGCTTATCCAAGATTACATGGAATCTACCGAGACTACCATGGTGGGCAATGTTGATAACTTCATTGAATTTTCTGAGAAGAAGATTTATCGTTCCGTTGATCTAAGCGAGGGACATAAATATCAAACTGCAACTATGACCATTGGCGATGAGTTTGTGTCATTGCCGTCAGATTGTGTTGTCATCAGAAGTGTTCAGGTCATAGATGCCAGTACAAATGATCGTACCACTCTTGAGCAGAAAGATTCAACTTTTATGGATGAATACATTCTTGATCGTGATTCAACTGGAACACCGAAATACTACTCTTGGTACGACGCGGATGCAATTCTTCTCGCGCCATCACCTGATGCCGCTGATACGGTAGAAATCGGGTATACATTTAGACCTACTCAATTAAGCTCAAGTCAGACGACTACTTGGTTGAGCACGGAAGCTCCCGATGTGTTGCTGAACGCCTGTCTACTTGAGGTAGCAGAGTTCAACAGGCTTGAGCAAGCTGATATACAATTTTATGAAAAGCGTTACATGGAATCATTGCAAGGATTATTGATGGAAGAGAACTTCCGCAATAGGCAGGATTCTGAAAGATTTAGAGACATTAAGATAGGAGCATAATATGGCTATCACTCAAGCAATTTGTACATCGTTCAAGCAGGAATTAATGGAAGGGCTACATGATTTCAATGCAAGCGGCGGCAATGCATATAAAATAGCTCTTTACACATCATCTGCGACCCTAGATGCCACGACCACAGTATACAGTGCAACAAATGAAATTAGTGGCACAGGATATACTGCAGCCGGTGCAGCGCTTACTAACATTGATCCTACTACTTCTGGAACAACGGCATATCTTGACTTTAGTGATGTAAGTTGGACCTCAGCATCGTTTACTTGTGCAGGTGCTGTGATCTATAATACTACTAACGGCAATAGAACAGTGGCAATATTGGACTTTGGCGGAGATCAAACAGTTGCAGCAGGAACCTTTACTATCCAGATGCCAACTGCTGATGCATCTAACGCCATCATAAGGATTGCATAAATGTGGCAGACTTCTTGGTCAGCTTTGAAGGTTGGGGCAACAATCAGTACGGAGTCGGTACGTGGGGCGACAACTATTCAGGATTGGATTCTCTCGCAGCTTCGCAAGGCGAAGAGAACGTCGAAGATAGGGTTCATCCAACTGGTCAGTCCTCGACAGCTGGACTTGGAGAAGAGAATGTATTGGTTTTGCTGTCCCCTACAGGACAAGTTCTCAACCTAGGGCTAGGCGAAGAAGAGATAATATGCACAATTTACCCAACAGGACAGAGTGCAACAGTCAGTCAAGGAGAAGAAGTAGCAGCAACTGTCATGTTGCCGAGTGGTCAGGAGTTGACAGTGGCTCAAGGGTCAATCGCTTTGATCCAGACCATCTTCCCAACTGGGCAAGCAGTGACGGCTTCGTTGGGCACAGAAGTTCCAGTGACCCTACTGGCATTGCTGGGGCAGTTATTAGATGCTCAAATGGAAGGGGTTTGGACTGTGCCTTTTGATCAAGTAGGGCCAGATAGTTTCAGTGAGGTTGGCCAGGGTGCAGTGAATACCTTTGCTGAGACTGGGCAGGGCGATGTAAATAGTTTTAGTGAGGTGTCACAAGGTGATGCTAACAGTTGGTCTGAGCCGACAACATCAACGGATGAAGAGAATTGGAGTGAATAATGGCTGCAACAAATACAGACCGCCTTGGTCTTTTACTGATGGAAGAGGGGACAGAGAGCAACAATTGGGGTGATTTAGTAAATCTCAATTTTGATCGGATGGATTCTGCTATCCGTGGTTATAAAAAGATCACATTGGCAGGCGCTGAGACACTTGACTCAACTGACATTGCTACTACATCTAGTACAGCACAGGAAGAGTCATTCTTTGCATTTATCGAGTTTGCAGGTACAGCTGGTACAGTAACGGTCCCCGCTGAGAACATGGTATGGATGGTTAAGAACTCAACTGGATCTGACTTCACCTTCCAACCATCGGGCGGCACAGGCGTAACGCTTCGCGATGGCAATACACATATTATCGTGTATGGTTCTAGTGGAACTACATTTATCGATATGACAGCCTCCCTCTATCTTGAGGACGCAGAGTTTGAGATTCGTGACGATGTTGACCCCACCAAGGTAGTTAAGTTCCAAGTATCCGGCGTAACGACAGGGACAACACGTACACTTACGGTGCAGGATTCGGATGACACTCTAGTAGGCAGGGCAACTACGGATACCCTTACCAACAAAACCTTAGCCTCCCCTGCTATCACTGGTAACACTACCACCACAGGCACAATAGACGGTCGTGATGTTGCTACAGATGGTTCTAAATTAGACAACATTGAAGCAGCAGCAGACGTAACAGACACAACCAACGTAACCGCTGCTGGCGCACTGATGGATAGTGAAGTAACTAACCTTGCAGCTGTTAAAGCATTTGACACAACTGATTATGCTACTGCTGCTCAAGGAACGACTGCTGATGCTGCCTTACCTAAAGCAGGTGGTACTATGACTGGTACTATCGCAGGCTTCACCTCAACAGGTATAGATGATAACGCTACGAGTACAGCTATTACTATTGATGCTAGTGAGAATGTAGGTATTGGTACTGCTAGTCCTAGCAAAAAACTACACGTGAGTGGCTCTGCATTTACTGTGGGTATGGTTGAATCTACTGCAAGTACTGCTGTGCTAAGAGTATCAACTGCAAACACGCAGGTAGGCAGGCTAGATTTTACAGACCCTGAAAACGCACAATCAGGACAAGTTAAATATGACCACTCTACAGAGGTTATGACATTTAACACTAATGCTACAGAAAAACTACGCATAGACTCAACAGGCAACGTAAAAGTAAACACTGGAAACCTAGTAATAGGAACATCAGGCAAAGGTATTGACTTCTCTGCAGATGGTAACGCAGCAGGTATGACTTCTGAGGTCTTAGATGACTATGAGGAGGGTACTTGGACTCCTACTGCTACAAACGGTGTAGCTATGGGTGCGACTTATATAAAAGTAGGGGCAGTAGTTACAGCTTTCTTTAGAATTAGAGCTAGTGGAGGGTCGTTCTCTTCAGTCGCAGGGTTGCCCTTTGCGACCTTAGCATCAGTAGATAGCGAGAGTACACTGTTGGGACACGCACAAGGCTCAG